CTCTTGCCAATAATAATATCCCAAATTACCTGCTTTTCCTACCGCATTAACACCTGTTAACGCTACCGTTATTCCACCGTTTGTTATCGTTCCTACTGCGCCTCGTCCAGCAACTCCGGTTATTGTTTGTCCCGGATATACAATACCAAGTAAACCTGATGCATTAACACCAGTTAATGGTACTGTTATTCCACCGTTTGTTACTGTACCTACTAAACCACTTGCATTTACACCGGCTAAAACTACACTAATAGTCTCTGTTATTGTTTCTATAACACCACTTGCAAGCACTCCAGTTAGTGGGGCTTCTTTTCCAACTCCTACAGAACCAACCTCACCGCCTGTAGAAACACCGGTTATAGGTACAGACTTACCACCAGTTACCGTTCCTACTGCACCAGAACCTAGAACGCCTGTAATTGTTACTTCTTTACCGTGCTCTACCGTTCCAGTTAAACCGCTTGCATTTACACCTGTTAGCGGTATGCTTATTCCTAGTGCTACTGTTCCTACAAATCCACTAGCAAATGTACCGTCTTCATTCTCATCTACACTTGCTACTACCGTTCCTATTGCACCACTAGCGCCAACACCGGTTAGCGCTATGGTGGTTGATGGTACTTCATCACCTAATAAACCAGTACCTACTACGCCAGTTAACTCAAGCGTTCCACCCCACCCGTTATCGCCCCACGCATTATCACCCCAGCCCAGAGCCATACATTACCTTAAGTTGTAGATAAGCGTACTAAAGCGGTTGTTGTCGTGTTTGATGGCATTGTTAAAGTAAAGTTACCGGCAGTAATTGTCTGCGAACCAAAGGTATATACAGCAACCGCCTTGTTAGACTGAGTTGAGTTATATAACAACATAGTGTCAAACGCAGTAGACAATGTTACTGTCGTGTAAACAATAGGAGCAGATGGTGTCCAGTACCCTACGCCAGCAGTTGTAGATGCATTTGTAGATGCTGGATTAGTTGCACCAGTTACCGCTACGCCACCAGCCGTATATCCTGTACCTGTTACTTCACCAGTAGCACTGTAAACCGTAGTTGACGCATTTAGCGTAGCAGATGCTAGATATAAAGCCGCTTTAAATGTATTTGCTGTGCTTGCAGTTTGCGCTGGATTAGCCGAACTAAAGTTATGGGTTGCACTTAACAGTTCCCCCAAAAACGAAGTACACATTGATTGAGTATTTGCCATAATTTATCCTATAGTTGCACCGACTAAATCGGTAAATGGTGAAGTTTTAAGGGTTACATGAGCAGAACGGTGGACTAGTTCACCATCTAGCCAATATTCTGTCCAAGTTGTGTACTCAATATCATTTTCAACTGAACCTTCTTTTTTCTCTAACAAAGAATCATCCATTTCGCCTTTGGTAGTGGTAACTAATGCCATATAACCCCCGTTTAAACTCTTATTAATGCGCTATCAGCAGAATTTGCTGGTAATGTCACTGTAAAACTGGACGTTGCAGTCTTATCAGCCCCAAAATTTAGTACTGCAATTGATTTGTTTCCTTGACTCTGATTGTAAATCAACGCACCCCTACAAGTAAAGGCTGCCCCAGTCCAAACAACGTTATTAAAACTCACATAAACAGTGGTTCCTGACGTGTTAATAGTTATATTTTGGCAAGGTTTGCCACCAGCAACATATCCAGTACCAACTACCTCTGCTAATGTTGTATACACCGTGGTATCAGCACCTAAATCTGCACTCCCAGTGTACAAAGCCATGTAAATAGTGTTTGTTGACAGGTTTTGCACACCTTGAAAGATGTTCTGTTTAAACGATGTGGTTATGGTTTGTGAAATCATGTGACTGGATACTTAGGAACGCCATCACGGAATGAATCGCCCTTCTCTTTGGCATCGCCAAGTTGTTTGAGAAGCATCATTGACTCGTCATATCGGGCTTTATACAAGGTAACAAGGTCTGGCTCACCCTTCATATAAGTAATTGCTTCCATTAATGTGCCATTTAGTAAGGCTGTATCAAAGTTATCACTTAACCAAGTATTACTAGCGGTAACAATTGACTGCGGATAGTAGAAATAATGTAACTCCATACGATAAACAGCGTTTGGAGTTGGCCCCAGAATGAAACTTAACTCATTTGGGAATGAATATTGTGGCCCAAATAGGGCGTAATATAGAGGCAAACCCGTATCATTCGGGCTTGGATAGCCTTCTCTAATAAAGTTTACATCTTTATTCAATAGGAATGTATACCTTTCTGTAGCCAAACCATAGTTTTCAATGACTGCTAAAGAAAACGAAGATAGATAATCATCAGGACAGGACAGATATTTGTTTGCTGGGGATGTAACACCAACTACATTCTTACGCAAAGACGGCAATTGAACAGAATTGTATATCTTCTGTTCCGCTTGCTGAATAAAACGGTTCATATCTACAGTCGGAAAGGTGTTTTCCGTATAATCTTGAACCGCTATAACTAAGTCTGCGTAGTTCATGTCAACCTTTAAGCCATTGGACCACGTGAGGTAAAGCCTTTTGTTGCTGCGCCATGCCCACGCTGTGCAATACCAGATGTTTTGACATCTTCTCTTGCTGGATTACCGGCACTCACTCTACGTGCTGGCATTCCCGGAGTAGTCTCTACGGCACTCATTGAGTTAGGGTCTGTTTGGTATCCAATCTTAACATTCTTCATGGCTTTACCGTCCATTGTGTGTGGTTGTGCATAGACTTTGGCATCGCCAACTTCTTTACCCATGACCTTTTTAGAAAATTTTCCCATTATCGACCTCTACCTGATGATTTTTGATTCATAGCACGAGCCAAATTACGTCCAACTTGTTTCATTTTCATGGATGTAACGCCAGCAGATTTCTTGCCGCCATTATCTCCCATGACCGTTGGTCCGGAGTTACCTAAATTTGTACCCTGTGTTTTACCTTTTTTAACAATTCCGTCTGCTGATTTAACGAAAGCCATGTTTAAACTCCTTATGTTGTTGATATTGTGACACTTGCCAACTGAAAGTTCAACACTAAATCGTTTGGTGTTAAACCTGCATCCGAGGCTCTGGAACCTCCTACTGGATTCCATCCCCACTGAAAAACTCTACTACCCTCTGCTTGATACCCTACGGCATCTATATTTGTACTATTTGTATCAATAATCTGTAAACCAGTGGTACCTGAAACTTGATAACTGGTATCTGGTCTTGGTTCCCGAACCGCTTGCGGGTCATTGACTGGATATAAACCTAACGATAACTGTGGTTGGTCTGGGTCCCAACACTCAGGGCACACTTTAATATTAAATAACTTGGTCTTAATAATCTCTTTTCGTAACTGCTTAAGCATGAACCGCTGACCACACCTATCGCACTCAGCAATTGAATACTTACCTGACGCATAATTGTTAGCCATACATTACCAAAACGTCTGTCGTGGAGCAAGTCGCAAGGACGCTTTCTCTCTATCTTCCTGCGAAGCAACTAGCCATTGTTCATCATAAGCCGCTTTTAACATTTGAGTTCTATCGCCAGTAGTTGGATTCTTTACCGATAAATGATAAGCCAAGCCAGCAACTAAACAAGGTAATAAACGGAACGGAATATCTTGAACACTAGTTCCTCCCCCAGCATCCTGTATCCTACGCATACGCCAATAGACCAATGTGTATGGACTGCCACCAGCACTAGCGGTAGGCCAGACGCTAACTGTTGGTAAGTTTTGATTGTATATTACCGCCCCTGCCGTATGAGCAGCGGCAGTGGTATTGTTTTGTCCACGAGCGCATAACTGAAGAATATTACCAACCACGCTAGTGTAATAAATAGTTTCAGAATCTATTTTGATATAACCGGAAGCGCCTAAATCAACCGTAGAACTGACTTCAATTGTAGTATCTGTAGCACTAATGTTAGCAGTTGTACCATTACCCACCAAAGTAGCAGTTGTGGCGTTAGTTTCCCCTGTTTGTCTATTAATAAATATCTGAATTGGAAAGCCTTGCGCTAGTTTATTAGGTATCTGTAGGTAAGATGTTTCAGAAATACGAGTAATACTAATATCACTCTGGTTTATAGTGCCTTGATTCCTACGCATAACATGGTCTAACAGGTCAATTGTATCTACCGGTAGTGGGTAACTAACCTGTCCGGTGACTAATTGAATCTCACCTTCTTCAATAGTCCACAGATTAATACCTCTGTTTGCCCACTCAATTGTCATTAAATTTAGGCTACGTCTAGCCGTGCGTAACTGGTAACCAGTACGCATTTCTATGCCACAACGCTCATAAGCCTCTTCTGCCATTTCATTAAATGGTAGATTAAACTCGGTTGTTCCTGACGTGTATGCCATTATCTATAACCTGCGGTTTTCTTTGCTATATTCTTTGGTTGTGCTACAAACTGCTTACCTTTTGCCTTACCGGCTCGTTTTGCTTTAGTAGTTGCAGCATACTCTTGAGGGCTTAAAGCATCAATAGCCTTTTTTGGCAAGTATCTCTCACCAGTTACAGATGATTTCTTACCTGACTTGGTAGTCCATTTCTGGTCTCCCCAGTTTTTTAAAGACTGTTGTGGCGCTTTCAATCTCTATATCCCCCGCCAGCGGCTTTATATTTCTTTGCTACTAACTGTGCTTTACGGGCTGACCACTGACCTGCACCCGTGCCTTGTGTTGCTGCGGATTTAACTTGAGAAACAATCCGTTTACGAAGACTTGGTTTGGTGTAATTACCAGCCGCATTTACTTTTCCACCCTTAGCAAATTCAGTAAAGTCCGTATCATCTCTACGGGCTTTCTTTTTACCATCCGGCATTTTGGATGGGTTTATATCACCCATCCCACGAGATGCTCTCATTAGCACATCTTTCCACGTGTTTTACCACGCTTGGCAATACCATCAGCAGACTTTACAAAACCACCATTAGCCATTTTTACAACCATAGCGCCACGCTTTGATTTCTTCTGAACAGAGTGTTCACCTTTAGAAGCAATACGTCCGCCTTTTTTCATTGGCATTGTTGGTGCTGGAGCAGCGGCTGGAGCCATTGGACGAGCCATTGTTGGCCTGCCTTGTAACTGTGGAGCAGCAACGTTTGGATTACCTTGTGGAGGAGGCATTCTTCCCGGAGGCATTGGACGTTTCTTAGCCATCATTGCAGCCGCACGTGGGTCAACTTGACCACCATCAGCATACTTCATCATACCGCCCTTTTTCAAGGCTAATTTAGTACCCTTACCACCTTTGTGCTCTTGAATATCATGCTGTCTAAAGGCTTTTTTAATCATGGCTTTGTCCTGAGACTTATCCATCTTCATGTCTTCTTTCATATCACTATGTTTCATCATTCCACCCTCTTTAAAAGTTTTGCCTTTATCGGCTTTTGCGAATTCCTGACCTACCGATTGTGGTACGCCAGCCTTTTTAGCAAATGCCTTGTTATGAGCAATTGCTTCCATAAAATTGTGCTGCTTTTTTGAACTACTTGGCATTTTTATCTGCTAATAAGTTGGTCAATTTTGTTTTCAAGTTTGTTAAACCTTGCGTCCATGTGTTCAACAATGCGTTCCACTTCTGCTTTAGTAACGTTATCACGAGCCACCTCTTCTCTTGTTTTGTTTAACAAAATACTAATACGTGCTAATTCTGCAAACTTTTCATTCATAATATATCCAATAACCGCCATAAAGATGGTCAGCCCACCAGTCCATAATTCCATTACATTTAACATTTCCATGCTCGTAACGATTTATTAATACGAGACTGTGGGTCTTTAGCCGTTTTCTCGCTGGTTAACTTCTTTTTCATACCTTCCATACGAGCACAGAATGATTTTTTTCTAGAACCGCCCTTTGGTTGAGGAGCCTTTAATCCCGGTTTATCCGGATTAGCAGCATTATATGAAGCCCTACCTTTGGCGTTTAAACCACCTTTAGGGTTCTTACCTTCCTTACGTGTCCATGCTGGTGTCTTCATGCTACATCCTTTTTAGTCTCAAGGGGGCGCAACATAGGGTATAGGTAGTCTTCTCCAAATGAACCTTCAAACTCATGAACGCCCATATGTCCTAATTTAATAGTTGGGTCTATCCATACCTCATAGCCATGCTCTCTAGCACGGTCACAGAATACATAATCTTCGCCTACATAACCGTCTGGCGTAGATTTAAAATCAAAGAATGAATACGACAAGCCGTCTTGTATTCTGTCGTCAATATATGCCCACTCAGGGTGGTTTTCTTTGAGTGTCTCAAAGACTTCTCTACGAATAACCATAAATGCCGTAGCAACTCGTTTAGCCCGTACTAGACCCATTGGATTCATATGCACGTTTTGGTCTTCATCTATGTCTAATGTAGAAATATAGACTTTACCTTTTTTACGAGCCACCGGAATGCCAGCAACAATACCTTTCTTTGGGTCACTGTTCCAAGCCAGTAACCGGAAGATGTCATTCGCATCAAAGTTAATATCAGCATCAATAAACATCAAGTCTGTACAGTCTGACTCTAGGAAATCATAAGCAATCAGGTTACGGGCACGAGACACAACAGAACAACCAGAGATATTACCAACCTGTATTTGGATGCCGTGTTTCTGAGCCTCTACGCAAAAATGAGCAAAAGAAATTGCCCATTTAGTAGTTACCTTGAAGTCGTAGGAGGGAATGCCAATCATGACTTTCCTTCCCGCCAAACTAAACGAGGCTGCTGCTTGGATTGGCTCTGTCATTTCTTACCCGTAAAAAATATTTGCTGCTGTTAAGTTTGATATATAACCATACACACCAGTATCTGCTCTTACACCTTCTCCGGGAATTATTGGAGAGTTGTTATACGAATCTCCAGCCGCTACATCATATGTCATTAGCCATTTGCCAGTTGAATAAATCATTGCAGCACCGGCAGTAATTGAACCAGAGTTAATATCGGTTATGGTAAAAGTACTAGATGTTAATACCGTGACAGCATAGTTTCCGTTGGTAGCAGTACCACCTGTACCAGCAGTAAAATCAATGCCAATAACTTGCCCATTGGCTAATCCATGCGCTGTTTGAGTTACCGTAACAGTTGTTGTAGAACGAGCATAAGTTCCCGTAGTTACAGGGGCTGTTAATGTATCAAATATAGTTAATTGACCAGCGGTAGCCGTACCAGTTAATGACACACCTTTAACACGAGTTGGCCCAACAACAAAAATCCCACTCGCATTTAAGTGCGCTTGTTTTACGTCATATTGCATACTCATCATTAATCTCCTAAGTTTTTAAACGGGGTTGCCCCCGTAGATTAATTTTGGGATGCAGTTGGGTTATTAGCCCCGTCAGAACCCAAAACTGCGTAAGAAATAATAATAGTTGCAGCACCAGTAGTTAATGAAGTACCAGCCAATGTGTAGGTAACAATAGCATCAGTAGAGCCAACGTTTAACCAACCACCGGGAGTGGTTGCATTAGCACCCAAAGCCACAGAACCAACAGAAGTAACTGTACCAGTAGTCGTAAAATCAACAGCGCCAATACTTAATTTACAAGTAGTTGCAGCACTAAATACGGTAGAAGTAACAACTTTAACGTCAGTTACTAAAGCGCCAGCAGGTAGCACAAATGCTGTACCGGTTAGGGTACCAAAAACAACTTGAACTTCTTGGGCAACAACAGTTGCGCCCATGTTGCGAATAGTTCCAGCAGTTGTACCAGTAGTGTTTTTAACAGTCCCTAATAACCAAGGACCTAGGTGAGTAGCGAAACCCATATGATTTTCCTTTATGCAAAAGTCCCTATGCCATCTTTGCATCGTCCGCTGGGGCGGTTGGCATAAGTAAAAATACCCAGTTGTCTATTTATACACGCAATTTAAACGGCTTGCAATCTTTTTTTATAATAAAAAACCCCGCCTTGTGAGCGGGGTCTTTGTCAAACTAAAGAGATTACGCTCCTGCGCTTCCGTACATACCTAGTGGGTCAGACCAACCAAACGAATAACGCTCACGAGACTTGTAACGAACGTTACCAGTATCGAAGTCACCGTCCATTGAGTTGCTTAACGGAGTACGCACAAAGTGCTTCATACCGTTAGGAACGTCAGTGGTTAGGAACCAAGCATTGGTATCTGTTAAGAAGTTGTTAACTGTGTAACCTTCTGATACAGAACCATTGTTCTTGATAGCGTTGATGTCGTTATCAGTTGTACCAACACGTAATTCAGTTTCTAGCAAACGAGTTGCTACGAACTGGAGTGATGGAGGAACAACCAATTTACAAGGTTTAGCGGCAATTAACAGACCACGCTCATCCGTCCATGCTGCAATTTGAATAACTGCGGCTTCTAAAGAAGTCTCATTCAAGTCGGCAGCGGTTGTAGGAATGTTGCTGTTAGTACCACCGGAAACCAACGGATGACTGGCAGAGAACAGAGGTACACCATCACCACCGTAATAAGCGGCAGAGTTAGTGAAGCCGTTATTCAATACAGCAGCCGCCTTTACCTGCTTGGTATAAGCCATTGCACGAGCCAATGCCTTCGTATAACGAGCCGATAGGCTGTCATATAAGTTGTCTTCAATTGCCTCTTCAGTGAGAGAAAATCCAAGAGCAATGGTTTCATGGTTATAGCGGGCTGTAAATGCCTCTTGTGCATTGTCGTAACGAATAGCGGAGCCTTCGTTTTTAACAGGAGCAGCAGAGAAGCCTGACAGTTTTGTTTCTTCTTCGAACGAACGCTCAGATGATTCAGTTTCATAAATCTCTTTATGTTGCTGTCCATACGTTGCGTACTCAAGGCCAAACAATGCGTTTAAGCCGGGGAGCAGTTCTTTTAGTAGTTGTGCACGAGAAATAGCCATTTAATTGCTCCTTTAAGCAGCGGTTACAACGTTAGTGGCTGATGTATATGTGTGAACGCCAAAGTTGAATTTGACAATCACTTCAGTATACGAACCAGAAGCGTTAACGGTCTCTGGAACAACGTCAACGATACGGAAAGGTAAAGTTGTTGTAGAACCAGTTGAGTTATAAACACCTTCTTTAGAATCGCCAGAAGTTGTGCTACCAGCAGTTAAGAAGAAAGCAACGTTTTGACCAACAGCCGCACGGGTTAAACCGCTGATTGCTGTGCTAGTTGAGAGAACTGCTACTTTAAATAAAGCATCAGGGTCATCACAAACATAAGCAACAATATCAGATGCCACAGTACCACCGGGGTAGTATTGTGTTTGCAAAAATTGGGAAGTTGTTGGGTTTGTGAATGCACAACCCAAGAAAATACCAACTGCGTCAGTTGCTGAAGTAGTACCTGTGGCTGCACGGGACAAAGTTCCGCCAGTGTTCAGACGCACGACATCACCATAAAATATGGAAGTGCCAGAGCCGGAAGCAATGGGGATTTGACGAGTGGAACCAGCAAATACCTGACCACCAATCAGATTGATTGGTTGGAACCCATAAGGTCCTGCTACGGTAGGATATGCCATTTAAGACTCCATAAAAAGTTAATTTACTTTACCAAAACTAGTCGTTGATTTTCTCTCTCTAAAGAGAGGCATCTTCGGGTCGCTTTGACTCATAAAACTATTGTCTACAGCATCCGTTTGAGCCTGTGTTTGTTTAGCATAATATGCATTACGCTGTTCAACAAACTCTTCTGGAGTTTTGCAAAGCAATAATCCACCAACCTCAATGTTGTCTTTAAAACGACTATTGGGGTCGATTAGCAGTTGGAACTGCGGTTGTTCTTCAACTTTGACTGGCTCCCAACCTTCTCTCAGTTTTCCTGAAAGGTTACGTGGGTCAGCAACATTTAAGTTGGAGACACGAATCCATCTGTACCTATATCCCGGTTCTTTGTCAGGTTCTGGCAAAAGTTCTGGCGGACTCCACTGCTTAGGGCGTTCTACCATTGCACGGGTATTTAGTTCACGGGGTGTTCTGTTGGCTGTCATATTAAGACTCCATTTTTAATGCTGCTTGAGCATATTGCTCATTGGTTAAACCAAGTTTCTTCGCAATGCTCTGCTGTGACGTAGTCAAGCGAATCTTCTTGGAGGATGTGCTACGGGTAGCGGGTGCCACAACCGTGCTTGGTCTTGTAGAGCGTTCGCTCTTTTCTTCTGTGTCGGTCTCAAATTTCTCTGGGAACCGTCTTTGTATTGTTTCATCAATACGTCTGTAATACTCTTTGGATGATACTACAACGCCTTCCTTTTTGAGTTTTTCATGTAAACCCAAAGCCAATGATGTCATTTCATCATCTTCACCAAACCAAGTATTCCGAGACTGCCAGTTTACTGCGGTTGGGTCAGGAGGTGGTGCGGTCACCCTTGGACTCATTTGTACAGGAGTTTCATCAACTTGTAAAGGGGTAGACCTAAAATTCTTTACTTTGTCGTTTTTCATCGAAACTTCAGTCATTTTCTGCTGGGCTTCAATGATTTTGTCGGTATCGCCAGTTTCGTAGGCTTCCCGATAGTTTCTCTTGGCTTGCTCCATTTCTAATTCAACTGTTTTAGAGACTGATAACAAGATACTCTTCTCATTATCGTTTGCTAATCGTTTGAGATTTTTATTCTCTTCCATTAACCGCTGGGCAATGTTAATTGCCTCTTGCTGCTCCCGATAGGCACGTTCTTTCTCACGCCTTTCGTCATTTGCTAACTTTTTCATCTGCAAAAGTTTGTTTTTAACCTTGGCAGAGTAGTCCGTTAACTCATCTTCGTACAATTCCTCACGAACATTGTCCGGTAGGGGGCTTTTATTCCTGTCTTGTTCGGGTGTATCGTCCTCAATTTCAATTTCTACGTTGGAATCTTCGGTAACCACCTCTACTTTTGTCTCTTTTTCCACCTCATCGGGGAATCGATACTCTTGCTTATCAAAATCAGCCATGTTTAAACTCCTTATTTGCGTTTAATTCCTCTAGGGTCGTCTACTGTACCTTCAACCGAGTCGTCATTTATCATGCGAAAGTCCTTACCATGAATAACAAGGCGTGAACCTGCATTGGGACGTACTAAGATGAAGTCGCCTTCTTTACACCACGCTCCAGAGGGGAAACGTGTTGGGTCTTTATAGCAATCTGGGCCAATTGCTACAACAAAAAGGACAGTAGTGAGCATTTCTTCAAACTGAATCGTGCTATCTGCTTTAACAATACCACTTTCATACTCTGCTTCTATCTCAGGAATAGCACATAGGATGTGGTATCCGCTGGGTCTTGGCAGTTGTTTTGCTTTTTCTTCTGCTGGTTTACTAATTGAGCCAATAATTATCGGTTTGTCTGGATTGGTCGCCAGTAGGATGTCACTCGTCATCAGATTCCTCTATGTTTTTGCGTAGGTCTAGGATGTTTAAACGGGCGGTAAGGAGACCTTTTACTTCACCGACCATTGCTCTGTATTCAACGTAGTCTTTGGCGGAACCGCTACCAAGTGCTTCTTGAATTTGTGCCACTTTGTCATCCAGTTTTTCAACCAAATGTTTTAATACTTTGTCTTCACTCATTAATTTCCTTTATTAAGTTGAGCATTAGCCTTGGCTATATCTGCCCCAATTCGTAATCTTTCGAGTTCCGTTTTGGTAGCATTCTGAGCGTTGGCTTTGTCCATATCTGCCTGTATCCGCATGGAAGATGACTGCGCTTCAGACTGAATACGCATCGCATCGGTGTTGGCTTGTGACTGGATACGTTGTTGCTCGGTCTGAATCTGTGCCATTCTGGCTTGCATATCCGCTTGGTCTTTTTGCATCTTGCGCTGGGCATCTTGCATTTTGATTTGCAATTCTTGCTGTTGCATTTGTACCAAGGGGTCTTTTGCTTGCTCTTCGGATTTCTTCTGGGCTTCCTGTCCTTTGTGGATTTCTAGCAGTTGTTGGCTGGCTATTGCCACTAAGCGAGACAGTTCAACCTCCACACTTTCCGGTAGCGGTGCGTCTGGAGCCGGTAAGGTAACGCCCATTTGTTTCTCAATTTGCGAACGATACTGGAATCCTAAGTGTTCAGCCATGTGCGCTTGGAGTGCCGCCATAATCTGATTGGCTTGGGGATTCTGTCCAATAGTCTTAGTAACCACAGGGTCGGTCATAAATGCTTGGTGCGCTGCAATATGGGCATCGTGGTCTTGATAGATAAAGGCCTTCATTGGCTTACCGTTAACCGCATTCATGTTTTCACTGATTGGGTCTAGCGGGAATTCATCGTCATCTAGTTTGACTAACTTGGCAGCGTTTTTAATTCCTAAGACTTCTAGCATCTGACGATGCAGATACTTCATGTCATAGATTTGCGGGGCTGTTTGCGCCAGTTGTATAACGGCTTGGTATTGGACCACTTTCTGCGAAAGAGTAGCAGCGTTCGGGTCTGACACGGGAATAACATCGACCATATCATAGTCGGACTTTTTAGCCTGTCTATCGCCTTCGATAGGTTCATATGAGTAATCCTCCGGTGTGTAATCAGCAATAATGGTTTTTAATAAACGCAACTCTTGTTTTAAAGAATAATGAATTCTTGCCTGTACCGCAGACATCACCTTCATGGTTCTTTCTAGAATTGCTAGGGTAGTACCGACTGGTGAGTTAGCCGACATGTCCGATACTTGTATATCGGCTGCTCCGGCAAACCTACGACCCTCTTCTACAATTGTGCCAAGCAAACTATAGAGGACTTGTGAGGGTTCCTTATATGGTAATGGCAGAATGTTGTCTTTGAGAACCCCGCTTGGGACGTCAACGTCTCGGAACTCTCCAGGGCTGATCGGGGTGTCATCGCCTTTGATGCGCAATCCACGGGCCTTAAAGCCACCTGGCAAGTTGCTAAGTGTTCCAGCATCGACAAGCTGCCGAATAATAGACGTTCCAGACTTTGCAAAGGCGCCCACAAGATGAATGAGACCAAAGCAGTAAAAGCCAAAGCCAGGAACATACCCGTAATGCACGAAATGATTGCGTTTTTGTTTAGTTTCATCTTCAGGTCTCCAGTTTCTACGGATCGCTAATACTTTTTGCGTTCCCTTTTCCACGGTGACAATGTATGGAAGAGCAATTCCTGTAATGTTATCGTCTTCATCTTTGTCTTCAAAGCCCTCAATATCAAGGTTTACTTGAATTTCAAGGATCTTATAGCGGTCATCGGAGGTTGCTTGGAACCCCAT